CCCTTGGATAATTAAATTCCCAAATAGCTTACCAAGGCAAATATACCAAGCATTTACATTGCTAAAATCATATCTGATTCCAAGCCCTGTTGCTTTCTCACTTTCCAAGGCATTTACTACATCGGTTGCGTTTTTGATATTCAGGCTACTTAAAAGCGTTTTTACCAATTGTAAAGTAGGTGATTTTGCTAACGAATCGCTATTATCTACGCTAGTAATCATGTTATTTACTTGTTGAATAATAGCATTAAAACGATTGTCATGTGCATTTGCATCAGTGTTATGACGTTCCATTTCACCAGCCGTGATATATGCTGCATCACTACGTTGTACTACAACATTTGCTGCGTTATCTACCGCAATTGTCACTTCAAACACTTTTGAATTAATCGGCGTGTCTTTTGCTGGAATATACGATCCGTAATCATCTCCGTTTGTGTACGCAATCATAACTGCCATGCTATCATCTTCACCATCTAATTTTGCAAATATTCCGACTTCACGAGCACGGAACCCATGTTCCAAATTTTTGTTACTCAATGCAAAATCTAATTGAAATTGTCCTTCTTTAATAAATCGCCCTGGTGACGCAAACGGCAATTCTAACAACGGATTGATTAAATTATCCATCGTTTTAATGTTTTGATTAGTTAATCTGCCATCGCCAGCTACTACTTTGATAGGCACTAATGCTTTACCAGTCGCATTTGATTTTGCAATCAAGATACGGCCATTTTTAGTTTGTGAAATACTAGGATATTTCGCCATGTTACCTCCCCTAAATTCTAATGATTTCCTTAACATCAACCACACCACCTATATATGTATTGTTCGATGTGCTTAATTCATCAATATCAACTTTTGCATCAATTTTAATGATTTCTTTAACATCAACCACACCACCGATATATACAGATTGTGATAGTTTAGTTGTACTTTTGAATTTGATAAGTAAATTTTTAGGAATGATTGGCTCAATGTATTCCCAAACATTAAATAATAGATATTCATTGCCTGGTTTAAAATCTAGCCAATATTCATATGCATTGCCGTTTACACTATGAGTTACTACCCCTTTTCCGTACTTGAAATCAAGCATTTCCTGTACTTTGGGCATAGTAAAAGGACGTTGACCGATTAATACTGATAGTATTTCGTTTCTACGTCCTTGTGTGTCTTTTAAATTAACAGGCGAAATATCAAGTATTTTCTCCCATGCATCTAGTCCATAATCTGATGCGGTATAGATGTATTCTTCCTTGAATATTCCGAGCATTAATTCCCATAGTATATTTAATTCTGCATTTTCTACACGATACACTTCTTGTATATCACGAGAATCACGAGTTAATGGAACGGCAAATTGTGATATATCAATATCACGCTTAAATATTCCAAAGTCTGTAATCATACAGCCACCAAATTAATCGTTCCCATTACAGGGATTTGATTATCCTTTAGTTCTAGCTTTGTTATATTCTGTCCATTAATCTGAATGTGTCCAACGTCTAGCACGTTCGGTAGTTCTACTGTTAATGCAGTTACGATGCTAGAACGCACTGTGATGAATTGATTTTCATATTGTTTCGCCCATTCTTTGCAACGATTAATTAAGCGTTCTTTGATAGCCGTTTCAATAGCATTCTTGATTTCTGCCACTTGATGGCCTTGTGTCATGGTTACTTCGATTGTGTAATTAATCGGAACAGGTTCAGCCTTAACTACTGTTACAGTATGTCCGATAGGTGCTAGTCCGTAGCCTTTACCTTTAGGCATCGGATCTATAACATTCTCAACCTCTTTGATGAGTTCGTCATCTGCTGGGCCGTAATCACTATTTAACACTACCAATTTAACAGTACCGCCACCATTCCAACATCGGTACACTTTAACACCACCAACACCAGGAATGGCTAACACCTTTTCTTTATAATCAGCACCATTACCGCCATAGGCTTTAGATTTCAACGCCTCAAAATAGCGTTGACGGAATACTTCTGTATCTTCCTCATCTTCGCCTGGTGTGATATTTTTCAAGATTTTAGCGGTAGTTAAGCCGTTAATACCTTGAATTGGTGTGATATCACCAGTTACAAAGTTAGGGGAACGCCCAAATTGTTCGCAACGCATTTTATATGTATGCTCATCGGCATTCAATACTTCCGTTACGATAAAATTGTATTCATTGTAATTAAACCTAGAACCAATAGGCACCGCCATGTTAAACTGTGCCTCAAATTCCCCTTGTGTAGCTGGCTCAGGATAGATATTAAATTCAGCTGCACGTAGAATTAAGAATTCTCTATCAGCAGTCCTTGCAAATGCCTGTTTCAAGATAACATCGGCTAGGATATAGAGTTCTGCAAATTCTATACTAGCTGGAGCAGTAGCATCATAGATTACACTACCCTCACGGCGGTCAAATTCATCCTTAACCCTATCGAGCATTCGCTTTTCTATCCTGTCAGCCGTCATATGCTCATACAATACCGCTCACCCCTTTCTTAATTCCTTGTAAAGTACCATATATAGTATCAACATCAAATTCAGTCATGACATCACCGCCATTATTACTAAATTCAAAGTTGTATACCTTTGTTATTCTATCGTCATTCATCAATGCCTCTTCTATCCGTCTTTGCAATTCAGCATACACATATGGAATAGGCTGTCCGAATAAGTCTTGTAATTCGATACCATAATTCCAACTGTAAATAATGTATTGATACCGCTCTGTGTTGATGATTTTATAAATCGCTTGCTCCATAGCACGCAACTTATCCGCATAGCCTCTAATTTGGCTATCTGTTCTGAAATCAACATCATATGTATGCGATGGTTCAATATAATTCACTGTATCAGGAATAAGGGTATCAATGCTTTGTTTCGGTAAAAGTAAATTATCTGCCATTATTTAGTTGTACACCCCCTATTTGGGTTATACCAACGGTCTAACGCTATATAACGTTGTCCGCCAGTTTCCTTTAACATAATGACTTTATCACCCATAACTAATTGGTTATGCACTAGGAATTTCTTCCGCCCTGTGTAATCGTGGTTATGACTAGCGTATTCAGCCAAACCACCGCCACCTGCTCTATTTTCTGTTACATGGTCTACACTCATTTCAACAGTCCATTCACAGGTATTTTTAGTAAGAATGATATTGCCTTCAGGAATAGTTAGATTAGGGTCTATTTTAATGGCAAGTGGAGATACACTCACCACTTCACCAACGATTACTTCCATAGGTTCGCCATTTTGAATAACTGTGCTAGCTATTTCCTTTATAGTATTAACCATTTTCATGTATTCACTATCCATTATGACGCCCCCATTCTAATAATCTTAGTTGGTGCCTCACCATCGTGCCATGCATAATTTGCGTTGCCGTATTTCATAGCATAGCCACGGCTTGACGAATTACCAAAGCAACCACCAGCACCATCAGCAATTACCACATGATCATCATCGCCATAAATCAACAAATCGCCTTTATTAGCATAGCCGTTAAATTGTTCAGTAACATAACCTTTAGCCTCAAGGTTTTGGCGAAGTGTAGGAACCGATGCAGTACCTTTGTCATATTCTGCTTTTAAATCAGAATTGTACCATGAACCAGTCGCACATACTGTATCAGCACATCCAACACTACCATATTGAGATACACGGCCGTCATTCGCACTAAATGCAGTATCGACTTGTCCAGCAGTACCACCAGCACCAGTAGTAACACCGCCACTTGAACGTGTTTTCTTACTAGCCTCTATTTTCTTAACTGCCTCAGAATCTTCATCTTTCGCTACTTCATATGTTGCATCATTTTCAACGTATCGCAAATCTAAATCCATTCCGTGAAATCCTGTTTTAAACGTATGAGTAACAGATGTTACCATCATGTAATTATTAACAATCATATCACCAAAGTTTCGATTGATATACACCAACGAGCCACCACGCACACGCACATCACCAATAACATTTTTTAACTTAATTTCACGGCTCTTTTTATTTTTGTGAGCCATGATTGCTTTGGCTTGTGACACTGCATTAATATCCTTCTCTTTAGGAATGAGTAAATATTGCAATCTGCCCCATTTTTCGATGTTTTTATCATCCTTGGCTATAAATGTATTCTCTAACTTGCTTGATGCACCATTTGGAACAGTACGCACGATTTTTACATAGTTGTATGTATCCTTATCGATGGAAGTGGTATATTGCACATCTTCCATACATTCATCATCGATATATATGTCTGTTTTCATGGTTTCAAACGATGCCAATCGTAATTCACCAGCATCATCATACAAGTGGTAGAATGCATGATTAGGTGTGTATATAGCTGTTTTATCAAGCAATTGACATATCATTTCTTGTAATGACTTATCTTTGAATATTGTTTGAGGTTTTTCAGGCGTTTTCCATACAGTATCATCCATATAACCACATTTCAATCCAAAGTCCTCAGCTACCATTTTGATAAACTCAGTTGCCGTCATTGAACCGATAACATAGCAATCTTTATTTTTTAAGTAACGTAATTGATCATAACAAGTAACCGATATAGTATTCTTGCCATCACGCTGCTTTTCAAATATATAACCAAAGAATACAGCACCACCATTTAAAGTGAATTTAACAGTATCCCCTTCTTCAAAGTTGAGATTAGGGTCTTTAGGCACTTTAAACGTCATTTTACTAGGAACGCAATCAACGGCCCTAGTAATCTGAACATCATCTTGTGGTTCAATAAGCCATAAATCACCAGTACTTTTATTTCTGATAGTTAATTCATAGTGCAATTGTACAGGCATAGGAATAGGAGTGATAACGCCATTGATTTGAGATTTTTCAACAGTTTTGTTTTCTGTTTTCTTTTCTTCTACAGCCATTCGTTATTACCTTCTCGTTTTAGTTGGATAACTTGACCTACACCCAAGATGGCTGGCACGGCTATTTTGTTGAGTGCAGCAATTTGGAATAGGTTTTCCGTATTCCCTAATTGCTTTTTAACAATTTGTTGTAGTGTTTGCCCTCGTGATACTTTGGCCGTAGATGCTACCGCCTTATTATCCGTTGGTCTATCCTGTTTCACGCTACCTTTAGCCGTGCCATCTTTATCAGTTTTTACTTCAATACGTTTCGCTCCCCAATCTCTCCATTGTTTCAAGGATATATTGGCGTACGAATCAAATCCGTTATCCGCATCTTCATCGATACTGTAATTTTCAAGCGTACATTTCATGTTAGTCATTGCCAGCATTTGTCCGCCTGGTTTCATTCTTACTACGATAAATTGAAATCTTGTTTTAGTAGTTTTTAGCTTTTCAAGTTCATCAATGTAATATTTAGCCTTTTTAGACTTAAACAACATCGATTCATTGAATGGATAGTCTGAGTTAGGTAATAGGAATTTAAAGGCAATATCAGTAAGTCCAGCAGGCTTGATGATATTTACTTCCCCTTTACCTAATAGATCAATAGTTTCATTCTTACCATTAATAGTAGTGGTTAATTCCTTAGGGGGAATCGGTATTTGCATAGTTCCTAAATAGAAGTAGTACATTTATATCCCCTCTCTTTGAATTGTAAATGCATCTTTTAAACCCTTAGCAATTTGGCTTGTAAAACCATCTAAATCAGTACCATTGTTAATTTCCACATCGTTATTCATTTGAATATGGATAACATTGGCATCTTGCCATTTCTTTAATGATTTATCGATAGCACTTTCACGCAAGGCCTTGATTTCCTCGTTTGTCATGTCAATAGATTTAGCGATTTTGCCTGTGTTCTTAGCCGTTTTACCTGTGTTTTTCTTAGTCTTATCCGCTGCATCATGGTCTGAACCTGGCGTAAGTTTACTAGGGTCAAACTCTTTAGGCGTTTGGACACCTTTCATATTAGGCATTAGATTTTCTAGGCTTAAATTAGCACCTACATCGTAGCCGTTCATTGCTGCACCAGTAATGCTAGAATAATCCATTTTATTCATAACAGTGGTTTCGCCGCCTGCCACTTCAAAGCGTTTCAACATACCAGTTGAATCGCCAACTTCTTCAATTTTTACCCCTGGTATTTTATTAATCGCACCGATAATGTCATTGATACGAGCTTTAATAAAACTCCAAATACCATTCCAAATATCTACGAATAAATTGCCAACTGCTGCTAATGGGTCTTTAAATACATTAGCCAAGAAGTTAACAAATGCTGCGATGATATTCCAACCAAGAGCGAACACATTATAAATAACTGAGCCGAACGCATAGAATGCACCAACTACAATGCCAAGCACACTGATATTTGTATCACAGAAATAGTTAATAACCTCAACTGCAAGGAAGAATACCGCAATCACCGCTACAATTAAGCCGATTATCCATGTTAAAGGACACGCATATAATGCTGCGTTCAAGCCTTCTTGTGCCACTATCATTGCCAATATAGCTGCAGTTTCAACCCAATCAGCCGCCGCTTTTACAGCCATAGCACCAGCAGCAATTACAGTTCTAACCGCCGCAATACCAGCTTGAATAGCATAATACGAAAGCACACCACCCAATACAATCATGGCTAAATACATGATAGATGAGTGCTGACGAATAAAGTTAGATAATGTATTAAAAGCCCATATAGATGTATTAATCGTTTCACCAACCACACCTACTAGCCAATAGAATACAGGTGCTACCATTTGAATGGCCCCTGTTACGTTGTCTACTAACTCACGTATTCCCTCACTATTGGCAAGGTCTGATATTCGTTGAAATACAGGTTCAAACGCTTTAATCGCCTTATTCTTGATTGATTGCATATGATCGCCCCAAGTTTTTGGCAACGATTCAAACTGCTTTTCAATTTCAGGCATATTATTCATGATTGCATTCTTAATTACATCAGCGGTAATCTTGCCCTCTGATGCCAGTTTCTTAAGTTCGCCACGAGATACGCCCATTGATTTAGCAATGATATTTTCAATCATCGGAGCGTTTTCAGCGATAGAACGGAATTCATCACCTTGTAATTGTCCACTAGCTAGACCTTGTGTTAATTGGAGCATAGCATTCTTTTGTGCCTCTTTTGATGCACCGCCAATAGCGAATACCTTTTGAATACCTTCCATGAATTCTACGGCTTGCCGAGGGTCAGGGAATGCATCATGTGCCGATTGTGATACTTGAATAACCGCATCAGCCATTTCCATATATCCACCTCTAGCACGTTGAGCAGATTCAAATATCTGCTTGTTTAAATAGATAGCATTCTCTTGACTGCCTGCCACGAGTTTCAACCTAGCTTGTACGCTTGCCCATTCCGTAGCTGTATCAGTAATGGAATTTACGGCCCCTTTAATCATTCCTATGCCGTTCATAACTGCGTTGGCCAATAAGTTACCAGCAAAGCTATTCATAATACCGCCTAGGCTTGCTTTTAGCGTTTCACTAGCGTTCGATACACCATTCATTTTATTGTGTAACGTACTCATGGATTGATAGGCTTTTGTAGTTGCATTTGCGGCTGCATTCATTGCATTAGGAATATTAGTTGATAGGCTTATATAATTTGAAAGTGTAGCCATTCATTACCCCCTCTTCGCCTTATCCAACTCAGCTTGTTCATATTTTGCATGTTGTTGAATAAAAGCAATTACTACCGCTTTTTCATTCATACTCATTTCCGCAAAAACAGATGGTCGCATATGGTATTTAACAAATGCCAAATAAGCGAACATTGTTTCTGTTTCATTGGAATCTAGGAGTTTTTTACTTCTTTTACCTTATCTTTCATACCAACGTCATAGCCTTGTGCCTCAGTTGCAGCAGCTAAAATGTCAGCATATTCACCAGGCGTAAGCATAGCCTTAACTAAATCAACAGGTTCAGTTACACCCCAACTATCTTGTAATTCCGCATCATACAAATTAGGATATGTAACAGTTTTTGACAACAATTCTTCATTAAATGCAGTTGTATCGAATCGTTCTTCTGTTTGACGTGTATTTCTATCTGTAATTCGTCTAGTAAATTTTTTACGCATTTTTTCTGTTTCTTCAGTTGGTAATGTCTTGATTTTCCATGCAATAGGCTCGCCATTAGCATCTTTAATGCGTTTAGACGCCACATATTCAGTTTCATTTACCACTTCAACGTTTTGTTTTAAAAATGCACTTAAATTTTCAGCCATTGTAAATTTCTCCTATATAAAAAAGGGAGCAAGCACTAGGCTTGCATCCCATCTAATTCATCAAAATGTTCAACATATTTAACACCTTCATAAGTG